TTTTATTATATTAGTGTGAATTTTAAAATGACGTATATGAATTTAAATCAAAAAAGGCAAGAGATCATTTCTTTTGCTATGTATAAAAATAAGATAAGCAAACTACAGCTTTCAAAAGCATTAGGTATGTCTTATCCAACAATGCTAAGTAAGCTAAAATCAACAGGTGATTTTAAGCTAAGTGAAGCTGATAATTTATGTAATTATCTTAATATAGAATTAACCGAATTTATAACTTTAAAAAATTAATTATGCAAGAAACAAAACAAGAAATTTTAAATAGATTATTTGTAGAAAATAATTTAACAGATGAAGATTATTTTAAGCACAAATTTTACACTATCATTACTAGAAGTGGTATTGATAAAATACAGGCTTCTAATAGTATAGAAATTAACTACAATTTAATTTATAACTCTTTAGACACTAAATGTGTTATAATTAAAGCAACGGCTAGAATGGGCGATAAAACAATAGAAACATTTGGCGAATCTTCACCAATGAATACTCAAAATTCTTATCCAGTTGCAATGGCAGAAAAAGTTGGCAGGGTTCTATCAAAATAATGTATTTGGCGAAGATGAAGCAGATGCATTCAAAAGAAGTAATAACTAATAAATAATATAAGTATGTTTGATATAAGAGGTAAAATAATAAAAACTGAAACAGTAAACATTAATACACCAAAAGGTGATTTTGTTAAAAAATTAATAACTATAGAAAAGGTAGGATCTACTTTTAAAGATGTAAATCAATTTGAAATTTTTGGAGAAGAAAATATAAAAGTTATAGAAAACTCTCAAAGAGTAAAAGAGGGAGAAAGAGTTAATATAAAATTCTATATAAAAAGCAATGAATTTAAAGGTAAATTTTATAATACTTTAATGATAAAAGAATTACTAGTAGAAAATTCTTTAGTAGAAGAATCAAACGAAGCACCCTTTTAATTAATCTTGATAATGCCTATATTGCCTTTACTTGTTTTTTTCTATATCTATTTTTTTGTGATATGGGCATTATCTTTTATATTTAAACAATATGAAAAAAACTTACTTTCCTCACGATTCCAATGCAAGAAATGATATTAAACTAATTAAGGTAAGATCAAAATATGGTTATGAAGGTTTTGGTATTTATTTTGCATTAGTAGAATTATTATTTACTGAAAACAATAAATTATGTGTTGATGATTATGAAACATTAGCATTTGGATTAAATTGTAATGCTGATATTTTAAAAGATATTATTTTAAATTTTGATCTATTTATAGTTGATGATAATTGTTTTTATTCTAAGAGATTAGATAATACACTTGATGAAATAAATAAAAGAAGTTTAAAAGCTTCAGAGAATGCAAAAAAGAGGTGGTCTAATGCTACCGCAATGCTATCGCATTCCAATGGCAATGCTAGTAAAGTAAAGGAAAGTAAAGTAAAGAAAACTAAATTAAATAAAATAGAAGATAGAATACACGAATTTAAAAATTCGGTATACTCACACAAAGATTTTAATGATAAAGATAAAGAAGATTTCTTCTTGTATTGGACAGAAAAAAATTCTAGTGGAACAAAGTTTCGTGCCGAAATGCAACGCACATTCAGTATTCCTTTAAGATTAGCAAGATGGTGTAATAATGGGTTTAATAAAGATTCAAAAAAGCTACCTGAATTTTATGATGAAATGTTATATAAAAGAATGGACTTAACAGCAAGAAAAGATTATGAGAAGCATTTAAAATCATTAGGATATGAATATATATATAATCCCAATAGTGGTGGTAAATGGATTAAGAAATGAAAGTATTAGAATTATTTGCAGGATCAAGGTCATTCAGTAAAGTAGCTGAAGAAATGGGAATGCAAACCTTTACAAGTGATTATAAGTGTTTTGATAAAATAGATTATATATGCGATATATTACAATTTGATGTTTCTAAAATCCCTTTTAAACCAGATATAATTTGGGCTAGTCCACCTTGTACCACATTTTCAATAGCATCTTGTTATCATCATTGGAATAAAGATAGAACACCTAAAACTAAAGAATGTTTTAAGGGAATAGAAATGGTTAAAAAAACACTAGAAATTATTAAAAATTTAAAACCAAGATATTTCTACATAGAAAATCCAAGAGGATTATTAAGAAAAATGGATTTTATTCAAAATATAGGAATAAGAAATACTATTACCTATTGTCAATATGGTGAAACAAGAATGAAACCGACTGACATCTGGACTAACAATCTAAATTGGAAACCAAGAAAGATGTGTAAAAATGGTATGCCTTGTCACGAAGCAGCACCAAGAGGATCAAAAACAGGAACACAAGGATTAAAAAATAATTATTTAAGGTCAATAGTTCCTAGTGAATTATGTAGAGAAATTTTAGAAAGCTGTATATGAAAGAATACCAATTACAAAAAGCAGTATGTAAATACCTAGATTTAAATAAGGTTTTATATTGTGGTTCAATGGGTGGACAATATCAGATTCATTTTAGCCAACGAATCAAAGCTAAAGCAACAGGATATAAGAAGGGTTTTCCTGACTTATTCATCTACGAAATAGCAAGAATAGATGATACAATATATGCAGGGTTAGCAATAGAATTAAAAACTAAAACAGGTAGACCTACAGCAGAACAAGTAGAATGGATAAAGCAATTACAGAAAAGGGGTTATATGGCATCTATCTGCAAGGGAATAGATGAAGCATTAGAAGTAATTGATAATTACATTAAGAATAAAATATGAAAGTTAAAAGAACATTTTTTAATAGCAGAACAGATAGATTGTTTCAAAATTATGTAGATACTAACAACTACCTGTTTACAATTTTATTTGATTCTGGTGCTAACTTATCCTTCATTTTACGAGATTTGAAAAAAAACGAAAACATATTAAGTTATATTTATAAGAGGTTGCACAAAAGATTTGATAACATAGCGGAAATAGATATTAGTGTATTATCAAGTATAGAATATAATTTAATGAAGCAATCAAATATACCGTCAGTAATAAAAATATGTTAGATACCTACCTTGTGGATAATTATAATAAGCTAAAAGATATGGCTTATAATATTACAAGTGGTAAAGGGAATGAAGATTTATTGAGTTTTGTAATTGAAGAACTATATAAATGCGACCAAGATAGAATAGAACAGATCATTAGAAAAAAGCAAATGACTTTTTATGTTGTTAGAGTAATGATAAATCAGTTTCATTCTAAAACAAGTAGATACTATTATAAATACAACAAGTATTATGAGTATCACGTTACAGGAATTGTGGAAGCAATATCACCTGACAATATAGAAACAGAAATAGAAAATAAACAGAAGGTTGAAGAACGATTATCTTGGATTGAAGAAAAGCTGAAAGATTTATATTGGTTTGATGCAGAAGTATTCCGCATTTATTACAAGGAAGGTTTTAGTTTAAACCAAATGCAGAAGGAAACCAAGATTAACAGAAACACATTACATAAGGCAATTACTAATGTAAAAAATTACCTAATAAATGAACAGTAATATGTTAAACAATGAAGAAGATTTTATGGCAAATGTAATAGTGGGTGGTGTTGTTGTTATAATATTAATTTTATTAATTTTAGCAATATGGTAAAAAGCAAAGGATTAGGCGACAGCGTAGAGAAGGTATTAAAAGCAACAGGAATAGATAAGGTTGCAAAGAAGGTATTAGGTGATGATTGTGGGTGCGAAGAAAGGAAACAAAAATTAAACAAGATGTTTCCATATAGTAGACCATTTACTAATGATGAATTATCTATATATGAATCAGTATTGCCTAGATTAAAAAGTGGAACAATAACAGGAAGTGACCAAGCTATATTGGTGAAGTTATATAATAAAGTATTTAATGCTAATAAAAAACCAAGTGGTTGTAGTAGTTGTGTTCAGCAAACATTAGCGAAGTTAGCAAAGGTATATGTAAATAGTTGTAAAACAGATGGTTAAACGAGGTGCATATACACACAGAATAAAGAAGCGTAAAAAGCGTAAAGGTGTTCATTCAAAGAATAATAAACCAAGTAAAAAATATAGAGGTCAAGGAAGATGAAAAAAGAAAGTCAAACATTTAGGTTCTGTTGTAGCTGTATTAGAATGAGTTTAATTGAAGAAGGTTCGTGCTATTTCTGTGGCAGTAAGTTTATACTAAAAATACATAGTGATGATTTACATATAAGAAAAAAGAAATATGAAGAAACACACTAAGGTTTATATGGACTTTTTTGATAAACCCAAGGGGAATGGGTGGTAGCAAGAGTAAGGATTATATAGAAAACCTAATGGGATTGTGTAGAGATTGCCACAACAAGGCAGAATCAGATAGTTCATTTAATATGTTCTGTCGCATAAAACACTTAGAGAACGTATGCCACCAAGTGTATGCAAGAATAGAATACGAAAAAAGATTTAACAAATGAATATAGAATTAATAGAAATAAATAAATTAAAACCTGCTACATATAATCCAAGACAGATTAGCACAAAGCAGTATAACGACTTAAAAGAATCTATAGAAAGATTTGGATTGGTAGATCCTATTGTGGTTAATAAGGATATGACTATAATCGGTGGACATCAACGCTATAAAATATGGAAGGAAAAAGCAAAGAAAAGTGGCGTAAAAGATATAACAATATCTTGTGTAGTATTAGACCTTAATAAAGAACAAGAAAGAGAACTGAATGTAAGGTTAAATAAAAGTGGCGGTGAATTTGATATGGATATATTAGCTAATGAATTTAATATAGATGATTTAGTTGATTGGGGTTTTAAGCATATTGACTTAGGTTTAAATATAGACAAGTTAGATGATACATTTACATTAGATGATAGTGACAAAAAACCTATACAAAATATAACTTTTGTTTTAGCAGACAAGCAGGTAGATTATATTAAAACCAAAATAAATGACATTAAAAAAACAGAACAATTTAATTATATTGAAACCTTTGGTAATGAGAACAGCAACGGTAACGCCTTATATTTATTAGTATCACAATGGGTAGAGCAAAAGAAATAATACTAAAAGTTATACCTGCTGATGTTGCTAATGAGTTTGTAAAAAAACATCATTATTCAGGGAAAGTTTGTATGAATAGTCAATTACATTTTGGTTGTTTTTTAGACAAAAAATTAGGTGGCGTTATGTCTTATGGTTGTCCTATTGATAAAAGAAAAGTAATTGGACTAGTAAAGGAAACGAGTTGGAATGGTTTTCTAGAATTAAACAGAATGGCTTTTAGTGATATGTTGCCAAAGTATTCAGAAAGTAGGTGTATTGCTATTAGCGTGAAATTATTAAAAAAGAATGCACCACATATTAAGTGGATTTTAAGTTTTGCAGATGGAACACAATGTGGCGATGGCACAATATATAGAGCAGGGGGTTTTAAATTAATTGGAATAAAAAAAAACACAACAATATACAGGTTGAAGAATGGTGAAACAATAGCTAAACACGGAACAAGTAAAAGAGATTTTACAGGTTCTGAAAGATTAAATGGCTATCAATTAAAATACATTTATTTTATAGACAAAACAAAAGAAAAAGATTTAACTGTTCCTATAATACCTTTTTCAAAAATTAAAGAAATGGGAATAGGAATGTATAAAGGAAAAATGCGAGTATAGCTTAATTGGTTAAAGCGTTATACTACCAGTATAAAGATGGGGTTCGAAGCCACCTACTCGCTCAAATTATAATAGATTAAATAATACAAATGGCACACAATAAAAAAGAGAAACTATTAGAAGCGTTAAAAGAAACGCAAGGACTAATATATCACGCTTGTAAAAAGGCAGGTAATATAAGTAGAAGCACATACTATAGGTATATGAAAGAAGACCCTGAATTTGCTAAAGAAGTAGAAGATATTAAACAGGCACAGATTGATTATGTAGAAGGGCAGTTAATAAAGAATATATCAGATGGTAAAGAAACAAGTATTATCTTCTATTTAAAATCAAAAGCAAGAGATAGAGGTTATGCAGAAAAGCTAGATATTACAAGTGGTGGTAAAGCATTAACAGAATTAAAAATTGAAGTGATTGACACAGGCAAAGATTAAAACAACTAATGTATTCCATAAGGCATACAATTCAGATACTAGAATAACCTGTTTACAAGGTGGTACTCGTTCTAGTAAAAGTTATTCTCTTGCTCAATTATTTATAGTTAAATGTTTAGAAGATACAGGCAAGACATATACTATCTGTCGTAAAACATTACCTGCATTAAAAGCTACTGCTTATAGGGATATGCTTCAGATTCTAAAAGAACTAGATTTATATACTGAAGAAAAACACAATAAATCAGAACTATCTTATCAGCTTAATGGAAACCTATTAGAATTTATTTCTGTGGATCAACCACAAAAGATTCGTGGTAGAAAGCGTAACTGCTTATGGCTAAACGAAGCAAATGAATTTACTTATGAAGATTGGCAGCAGCTTATATTAAGAACAACAGAAAAGATATATTTAGATTACAACCCTTCAGACCCTTATTCTTGGATATATGATAAAGTAGTAGTTCGTGAAGATTGTACCTTTATTAAATCAACATATTTAGCTAATCCTTTTTTAGATGATGATACTGTAGCTGAAATAGAAAGATTAAAAGACCTAGACCCTGACTATTGGCAAATTGGTTCTGTTCAAACAATGATATTTAGAAAGTTTGAATTAGTAGATGAAGTGCAAGGAAGATTAATTGGCTACGGATTAGATTTTGGCTTCACTAATAGTCCAAGTGCTTTAGTTGCGGTATATCAATCTGATGATAATTTATATATTAAGGAAATGCTTTATGAAAAGAGATTAACGAATACTGATTTGGCTAATAAGCTAAGGGAATTTAGAATAGATAGACAATCAGAAATAATTGCCGATTCGGCAGAACCAAAGAGTATTGAAGAAGTGTATCGTTCTGGCTTCAATATAAAAGCTGCTAAGAAAGGTGCAGGAATACATTTAGGGATTGATATAATGAGAAGATATAAGTTGCATATAACTAAAGACAGTTTAAATGCTATCAAAGAATTTAGAGGATATAAATGGGCGACAGATAAAAATGGTGATGTATTAAATACACCTGTTAAGATTAATGACCATTTAATTGATGCAACAAGATATTTATGTTTAAATAAACTTAGTGTTAATCATTCAGGTAAATACTATATATTGTAATGAAAAACAAATTATTAACTTTTATATTTATTAGTAATGAAAGAGGTCAAATTAACAATACCTGATAAGTGGGCAGATATAACGATAGAAACTTATCAGAAATATGTAAAGATACAAGAGGGCAAAGGAAGTGAGAAAAACAAGGTTGTAAAGAGTTTAGCTTTGTTATGTAATACAAGTCCATTTATAGTAAAGAAAATGGCTTACAAGGACTTATTAGAGATAATGGGTATCATTAAGAACTTAATAGATACTGAGCCTGATAAAGAAGAATTTAGAAAGAGGTTTACTTTTAATGAACAGGAATATGGATTCTGTCCTAACCTTAGTAATATAACAACAGGTGAATATATAGACTTAGAATCATATTGTAAAGAACCCATTGAAAACTTACATATTATAATGAGTATTTTATATAGACCTATTTCATTTAAACGAGGTGGAAGGTATGCAATAGAAAGCTATAACCCTGATGAATTTAAAGAAGAATTATTTAAGAATTGTCCAATGGATATAGCATTAAATGGCTTGGGTTTTTTTTTGACTTTAGGCGAAAAATTGGCGAAGATTTCGCACAGCTATTTACAAGCACAGGAAACGAAACAGCAAAAGGTGTAACAATGCAATCCAAATGGGGTTGGTACAACATTCTTTATAGCTTATCTAACAGCATACTAGACATAGAAAAAATAACTAGATTGCCTATACTTGAGGTATTGACTTACTTATCATATACTCAAGATTATAATGCAAAGCAAAATAATAATTATGATAAGTTTTAGAAACGTACTTGGATATTTAGAAACAATAGCAGAAAAACACTTTGAAATAAATAGCTTTCATAGTGGCTTTATGGACGAGGTAGATATTAATAAACTTGGTGCTACTGATTATGTTATTCTATATGCAGAACCTGGCACAGCTACAATAGACAAGGGCGTTATGACTTATTCATTTACTATTTATGTTTTGGATATGATCAATGAAGAAATAGGTGATGCCCCCAACAAAGAACGATTAGGAAGGATAGATACATTAAGCGAAAACCTAAATATACTACAAGATGTTATAAGCGAATTTCACAGAAGTTTATATTCAACAAGCTGGGTTGATGGTGAGG